TTAAAAGCTTTATCTTTGTATTTTGATCCTGCTATACCACACATAATTAAATAGATTTACATTCATATTTGCTCCAAGGTATTTCTCGAGCATATTTTACTGGATCAATGGTTTTATTATCAATAAAAGCTTTTAATCGAGCAGAACAAGAAACACATTCACCACAAGCTATTTCTTTACCTTCATAACAAGTATGTGTTTGATTAAAATTTAAGCCTAATTCAATTCCTTCTTTAACCACTTGCTCCTTAGAATATTGCATAAATGGCGCATTAACTTTAATAGTATTCTTGCGATTGAGACTATAAAGATCATTTACTTTATTTAGAAATAATGATGTGCAATCCCAATACCCGCTAAAGTCATCTGTTTGAACGGCTCCATAAAATAGATCTGATGCACCTACAGATTCAGCCCATCCTGCTGCTGTGGTTAATAATAATAAATTTCTAAAAGGAACATAACTTAAAGGCTGAGCATTACCGATATCGTCTTTAGCTTTAGGTATATTTAAATTAGTATTGGTTAAAGCTGACATGGTTGAGATATCTCTAAAGAAATCCATGTTTACAATCTTATGTTCTTTAACCTTACAAGCTTCAACCTGATATTTGGCACAATCTACCTCTCTAATAATACGCTGACCATAATTAAAGGTTATAGCATAAATCTCATCATAATTGAGCTTTTTGCTTACATAATGAAGCAATATAGAACTGTCCATACCACCTGATAGTATTACTAGTGCTTTAGACATATGTGTATATTATAGACTTTTTGGTTAAATTCAATAGAAAACAATGAAAGTTTAGATAAATATTATTATTATGTCAAAGTATTCCTCTACCTTTTTAAAATCTCTTAACGATGAGCCATTATTAGAAGCCAAAGAAGGCTCCAAGAAAAAGCTTCTTTTAGGCAAATCTGAGATGACTGAGAAGAAGATGACACCTGCTGAAAAGAAAGAACGCAATAAGATTTTTAAAGGATTAGATAAAAAAGCTGTTGTAAAGAAATATGGTAAAGATATCCGCGGCGCTATTGCAACAAAAAAAGCAATGGAACTAAAAGAAAATAGTGAACCTTATTCTGATTTAAATTCATCGTATCATATTTTTCCATATCTTAAAGTTGTACATAATTGGAAAAATAAAGACGAGTTTACAGAATGGTTGTATAAAGAAATAGATATAGAGCCAGGTATTGATATAGACTCTAAAGTTGAAAATTGGACACACGCTCAAATAGTGGCTTATTATTTTGATGAATACTGCTACGCAAATCGTGATGATTACTATGATTTCTATGAGGATCCTTATGATGAGGATGAAGTTGATAGTGAAGCTTATGAAGATACTTTAAAATTGTTAAAAAATTATTATAAAAAATTTAAACAATGGAAAAAAGTACAAGATACCTACAAAAAAGGTACACAAGCTACAAACGAAGAATGGGATATGACTGGATTAGAAGAAGCAGCTGGGGATGAAGCTCAAGGTGATGAAACAGCTTGGAAGGCATCTTTAGATAAAGGAACTAATCCAGATGATTTTAAAGTAGCTGATAATCCACAACTTGCTATTGATAAGACTGGTATTCATGCAGCTCATGAATGGATTAAGAGGCTTGAAGACATGGCACACTTTGTTAATGGAACTGGTCCAGAAAGCTTAAATTCTCAAATCAATCTATTAGAATTAAAGAATTCTGTTCCTTTTAGAGGTGTTGTTCGCCGTGAAGAAAAGCGCATTACAAAATTAGCAGAAAGTCTTCGTGGATTAGCAGAAGTATTTAAATCTGTTGTTATTACTTCAGAAAAGAAGATTAAGGATGCTTCAGAGCGTTAAAATTAACTTCATTTAAAACCTTAAACGTCTCTGGGAATTTTACCTCGAGACGTTTTTTTATGTCTAATGCTATAAGTCTATGCTCTTTCTGGGTTCCTTCTGCACAGCGTAATTCTAGATAATGAATCCAGCTACGCAATGTTCCTGTCATATAGAGGGTTGTTTGAGTATTAAGAGGCAATATCATTCGAGCGCTTTCTTTAGCTATACCCGCTTTAATAAGAGCTTGATAAGCATTATAGCTTTGTTTTTGAGCTTGAGATACCTGTAATTGCAAAGCTGCATCTAATATAATGGGTTTATCCCCTACTTGTCTATTAGTTTTACCTTGTTCTCTCCACTCAATAGGTTCTAGCTCTGTTATTTCTGCATACCGTTGACTGAATTCTTGAAAAGTAAAAGAACGGTGTCTTAATATTTGTGCTGCTATTGCTCGAGATGTAATAATTTCAAAAGTGCAAGATACATGCTCAAAAGGACTCCAATGTCCTGGTGTTGTTGTGGCTATTAATTTTGTTTGCATTTAATATGAGAATATTCTAATAATCCTTTCATACCTAAAAAGGAATGTTTAATGATAAATTCTGGTTTGATTTCATCTTTCTTTAGATAAACACAGAGATCATTTAAATCTTTAAATTCTTTTAATTTTTCTGGCCATATAAAGACTGTGTTGCCGGCATTTAATAATTTCTTTGTTACCTCATGTGAGGTAGAATCTACCCATTGATTATCTAATACATAAATTAAATTATGTAATGGATATAAATTTGTAATAATTTCTAATTGTTCTTCTGTTGGGTGTATGCCTGCTAAAGCTACACTATTACGTAAAAACATAGCATCTATAGGGCCTTCTTGTAAGAAAATATATTCTAAATCTGGAGATACTAGACTAATATTAAATACAAATTTATCACTATTTGCTTTGGATAGATATTTGGCTCTATCTGCATCTTCTTTATATAAAGCTCTAGACTGATAGAATTCTATCTTGGCACCTTTACTATAAAAAGGAAATATAACCCTATTCTTATGAGTATAGTCTGTAAGGCTTAACCACAAAGCTTTTGGTTTATTGACTGCTGTATCAAGTCTTCTTTTTTTAATAAAATCTAAAGCATCTTTTACTACTTTATTGTTTTTATAAAAATCTACCTGGCTAGCATCAAACAAATTAATAGAATCATCTGGTAAGCTATTTGGATTAAGCTTTTTATAAATCTCTGACTTTTTAATCAATTCATCTACTGTGTCTGCTTGATTATCTGATTCAGATAATATTTCAGCTACTGACATATCTGTTAATTCTTTAACAAAATTAAATCCATTACGATTAATTGAACAATTGTGACAGTATAATTGATCTTTAGCTGGTATATAAAAGAATCTTCTCTTTTTACCAGCGCTAGATCCTTCATGGCAATAAGGACATTCAGCTACATAGGTAGACGTGCTCTTCTTAAAAGTAGGACGTTTACATACTCTATAAAAAGTATTTATAACTAAATTTTGATTTATCTGAACCATGTCTAAATAACAATATGAAGGCTAGTAAATTTAAGCAAGGAATATATACCCCTATCAATAAAGAAAAATACAAGGGTAACACCAATCCTGTATATAGATCTGCATTGGAAAGTAAATTTTTTTATTTTTTTGATACTAATCCTAACGTAATTGCTTGGGCTAGTGAATCTATTGTAGTTCCTTATTATAATCCCGTAGATAAGAAGATCCACAAGTATTATGTGGATTTAATAGCCGCTATCAAAGATCCAAATGACAAAATAGAAAAGTATCTAATTGAAGTAAAACCTTTAGCTCATACCATGGCTCCAATACCATCTAATCGTAAAAAAACTAGCACTATACTATATGAAAATTTGATGTATAATCAAAATCAATGCAAATGGAAAGCCGCTACAGAGTATGCAGCTAAACAAGGAATGAAATTTGTGGTATTAACAGAAAATTACCTTCAAGCTTCGTAATCTTCTTCATCATCCTTCTTAGGGATATATTCTGATCTAACATCATCTGGAATAGTATCATCTACTTCTTCCTCATCATCAGTATCTGGAATTTCTGGTTTTACCTTAGGCATTGCCTTACCAGATCGTAATTTTAAAAGTGCTTGTTTGATTCTTGCAATCTTGGCTTGTTTTTCTTTTGCAATATCACTTGCAGAAGGTTCATTAAGAGCTGCTGGTTCTGTTTCTAATTCAATCATCTTTTCAATAGCTGCCTTATTTGTGATATAAGGAACTCGGCGATTTGCTGCCTCTGGGCTATCATTTAAAGTCTTTAAATGAGCTACAATATCTTCTACCGTAGCATCTGGATTACTATCTTTAAAATTATCAATTTCTACCTGAGTCTTACGGGTTGTTAAAGTATCATATTGAGGAATAGCTTTCTTAGGTGTAGCTGCAGGTTCTAGCTCTGCCATGCTAACCGGTTCTGTTTCAACTGGCGCTGTAGGTTTTTGAATAACAACGGGTTCTGCAGCTGCTGGGTTTGGTCCAGCTGGAATATTTGCTAATGAACTTCTTATATTTTTAGCTCTCCAATGACGATAAGCTTTATTCTTATTAGGGAATTTAGCTAAAAAAGAAGGATCTTGTTTATCATACCATGCAGCAAATTCTGGATTTGATACTTCAAGTTCTTCATTGAGAACTTTATTCATGACTTGATTAGCAAAGGTATTAAAACTCATAGAGAATATAATACTTATCTATATAGCTTATAGCTTTTTCATTGGATCTACTAGATTTTTTTGTAGATATTCTTGCTGTAAAAAGTCTTGAACCACAGATTCATTCTCTCCAAAGAAATCACCCTTATCATTAATGTATAAACTAGCCATAGCTATACGCTCTGTCCTACTACCAAATATAGGAATAATTGGTGGTGTATCATCATGATTAAAGAATTTTGATCCAGTTCCTTTTTCCCATGCTTTGTAGATGCCTTCAAACAAATGACCTATTTCTGATCTATAGGCTGGATCAATATCTCTATTGGGTTTAGCTGTTAATAAAACATCATTTTCTTTACAGAATGGCAGATAAAAAATAATTGAATAAGAACTCATAGCACTGCGAACCAATGCAACACTCTTATCAATAAATGCTTCATCTACTCCACCCAATTCTTTTTCATATAACCATAAAGAATAAACCAGGTTATCTAAGGGTGTGCGATCAAAAATCATCTTCTTCTTACCATAATTTTCCATAGCTTCATCTACAAGAAAATTAAGAATAGCCTCTTGGGTTTCTTTGGTGCCTTCTTTATTAATAGGTAAATTCTTATCTTTAACAAGATCTCTATAAGATTTTTTAGGAGAAACCAGCATAGGCCATTTCTCCTTCATATCAGCTATAAATGTTGATTTACCAACACATTGCGTACCAATAACACCAATTTTTTTAAGCTTAGAAGAGCTCATTTATTAAAATTTATCCTTTACAGTAGTATTAGCAACCTCATCATCTTCTGATGTTTGTTCTGTTTCATTATCAACCCAGTCAAGTTTAGAATTGTCCGGTGGATAATATCCAACAGCTTTAATAAAAAGTTGAAATTCCTCTAATAAGTTATCTAGATCTAAATTTCCATCAAGAGTAATTTCAACAGTGCGATGTATCTTATCACCGATGTAACCTAAATCATCTATGTTCTTTACTGTATATATAAATTTAATTTCTTGTTTCATATATTATACCATTTCTTCAATGATGCCAAGTATTTCTGCTATAATTAGCAGTATACCAGTAACCCAAAAAGCACCAAAGCAAAGACATGTACCCGCAATAATGCGAATAATGCTTTTAATAATGCTAATGTTTTTATGCTTTTTAGGATCTGGAATATCATTCATATATTAAACTTTAAGAGCTTTATCCCAGATTTGCAAGTGTAATCTGTTAGAGAATTTAAATCCATACTTTTTACATAATTCTGCTACAACTGGGCCAACCTCTAATAATTCTTTACGGCTACCACACATAGGCATTATCCATACTTGATCTGAACGTACCCCTACCTCGGGATTATTAAGGTAGTTTTCTAGTACTTCATTTAAATCTGATTCTTGTTTAGCTACAAACTTAAAACAGGCGTCATGTACAGCTAAATAACGTAAAACTTCTGGTTTATAACGTTTTTCAACAGGATCTCCATTACTAGATAATTTAGGAGATGTGGTATATGTTACTTGAATACCAAGTTGGGACCACTCTTCGTCTGGCATGATAGTACCGTTGGTTTCAAAGTCAATATGTAATTTAGGTCTACCAATATCATCAGATGTAAGGGTCTTGCTGTAGTTAACAAAGCCCCAACGATCTCTAATAAACTTAATAAAATTAAGTAATTTCTTTTGCTGTAAAAAAGGTTCACCACCGCTTATTTTAAAAAGCGCGCCATTTTTAAGTAGCTCGTGGTGTTCTCTCTCTTCCATATATTTTGCGATCTCTGTAAAGGTCATCTTATTCTTTACACTCCAGCTAACATAACTATCACAACCAAATGGAGAGTCTACAGATTTGAACCCTTGACATGTCAAATTGCAGCTTGCTAGTCGTATAAACACTGTGGGGTAACCAATATAACGGCCTTCACCTTCTAAGGTGTTAAAGCAAAAATCATTAGAAATATACATATATTCTTTATCTGGATCTATGGTACTCATATTTAAAGTATAATATTATAAAAAAAATATAAATCAACTACTGTTTAACGGGTGGAGAAAGTAAATAATATTATGCACTTTCTTCTTCTTAAAACACATATTAAAACAGGCTTAAAATATCTTTGCAAAAAAACAACAGATACGGAACATAAATGTTATTCATACAAAGGGTCGGGAGTGGCTTGGAAAAAGCATCTAAAAAAATATGGAAATAATGTGAAAACTGTAATATTAGAAAGGTGTAAAACGGTAAAAGAGCTTAGACGAAAAGGTTTATATTATTCTAAGAAATGGAATGTTGTTAAGTCTTTAGAGTTTGCAAACTTAACCGAAGAAACTGGCAACTTTTGTGGTTATGAATCTATGAATGCTTATTTAATAAAAATACATAAAGATAGATATAAAAAGCATGGTTTAATTATGAAAAAACTACAACAAGGTAAAACTATGAAAGATAGAATGGGCAATAAATACGTAGACCCACGCAAAGGCAAGA